TTTGACCTAGAAACAAACGGTCTATACGATGATGCTTCCAAGATCCACTGTATTGGCGTCTACGATCTTGACTCTAAGCAGACTCTTGTCTTCAACGATACAGGAACTGAACAGCCAATTACAAAAGGCATTCAACTTCTTGAGGACGCCTGTTGTCTTATTGGTCACAACATTATTGGGTACGACCTTCCTGTTGTCCGTAAGCTTTTTCCATGGTTCAGCACCAGTGCTGTGGCTGTGGATACTCTGGTGCTATCTCGTATTTACCACGCTGACATCCTGAAGACTGATCAAAAGAGGACATGGAAACATATGCCTCTACAGCTTTATGGTCGTCACTCCTTAGAAGCCTACGGCCACCGCCTTGGGGAATACAAGGGAGGCTTTGGTAAGACAACCGATTGGAAAGAGTGGTCACAGGATATGCAGGACTATTGCATACAAGACGTTCAAGTAACAACCAAGTTATGGCAACACTTCCGCCGCTACCTGACTTCATCAAGTTAGAGCTAGAGGTAGCACAGATCCTCACACGACAAGAACTCCATGGATGGTATTTTGATGAAAAAGCTGCATGGGAACTTGAGTCGAGTCTCCGACGAGAGTTGGAAGGGATTACTCAATTACTACGCAACAGGTATCCTTACGTCAAAGACCGAGAGTTCACTCCTAAGCGAGTTAACGGCAGCACAGGATATGTCGCTGGCGCAACACTCACAAAGCTGAAGGAGTTCAGTCCAACCAGTCGTGATCACATTGCGTGGATCATGGAGACACATCATGGTTGGAAACCTGACAAGACAACAGCCAAGGGCAAGACTGCCATTGACGAAGTTGTGCTTAAGGACATTGGTACTGAAGAAGCTCTTCAGTTCTTTCGATGCCTTGAGCTTACAAAGCAGCTCGGTATGTTGTCGGAAGGAAAGAATGCTTGGCTCAAGCTGATCAGAAACAACCGAATACATCACAACTGTTCAGTCTCAACGAACACACATAGATGTGCTCACCGTAATCCAAACCTTGCCCAGGTACCAAGTGATCTTAACTTTAGAAAGCTATTCATCGCTAGCCCTGGCTTTTGCATGGTTGGTGCTGATCTCGCAGGGATTGAACTGCGAATGCTTGCCCACTATCTGGCTCGATACGATGGAGGCAGGTACGGACATGTTCTTCTCAACGGTGACATTCACCAGGAGAACGCCGACAAGATAGGTATCTCACGCCGACTTGTCAAGACTGTTACATACGCCTTCCTGTATGGGGCAGGTGATCAAAAGATTGGACTTAGTTATGACCAAAGCCTTCCCCCGAACAAGGCGAAAGAAAAGGGTGCAGAAATCAGAGCTGCTTATGTTGCTGCCATTGATGGTTTGGGTGATTTGCTTACCGCTGTTCGTCAAGCAGGTGAGCGCGGCTCTATCAAGTCAATAGATGGTCGCAAGATTGCAGTTGATAGTCCACACAAAGCACTCAACTATTTGCTCCAGTCAGGAGCTGGTGTTGTAGCTAAGCGGTGGATGCTGATAGCAGACCGTGAGAACATCTATTCCCACACTCATCAACTAGCTTTCGTCCATGACGAACTGCAATACGAAACAACACCAGACAACGCTAACGACCTCAAGTTCCTGCTTGAGCTAAGTGCAGTCGAGGCTGGTGAATACTACAAACTCCGAATCCCTATCGCTGCCGAAGGGAAGATCGGATCTACATGGGCAGATGTCCACTAATTATGGCTGTTAAATCAAAGACTGCACTTGGTCGTGTCGAATTCAAATCACGATCAAAGTACAAACACACCCACCAGGGAAATGGAACCCGTTCACTTCCAAAAGGTACACGCAAACTCAACCGAGGTCAAGGTAAATGAACGAAGAGTACTCCACTCAAGTGAAGGTAACGATTGACTCAAAGTATGGCAATCTAAAAGACTACCCACGCACCAGCTTGTATAGCTTCGAGTTCGACGCTACAGATCTGAACATCAACGGCTACGTTGAGCAGTTCCGTACTGCCCTTAGGGCTGCTGGGTTTGGTGAGAAAAGCATCTCAGACGCTCTAGGTGAATTCTGATGAGCCTGTTAATTGATGCAGACTACATCGTTTATAAGTCCTGTGCCGCTACCGAGACAGAGATTGACTGGGGAGAAGACCTTATTACTGTCATCTCCAACTTCTCAGAAGCCTACGGTATGGTCGAACGCGAGCTTAATAGCATCGCTAACGATCTTGGATGTTTCGATGATAGTATTCTGTTCTTCTCTGATTCTATCAACTTTCGTAAGGGCATTGATCCTAGCTATAAAGGTCACCGAAATCGGAAGAAGCCGTGTGGCTACAAAAGAGTCATCAACAAACTCAAGCGAGACTACAACGTAATCATCATGCCCATGCTTGAGGCTGATGATGCTATTGGCATCTACGCTACTAAGGAGACTGGTCATATTATCTGCTCACCTGATAAGGATATGAGGCAGATCCCTGGTGACCTGTTTGACTTGAATCAAGGTGTGGTAACTATCACTCCTGAAATGGGTAGACGTTGGCACCTGATCCAGACAATGGCTGGTGATCAGACTGATGGTTATGCAGGTATCCCTGGTATTGGTATCAAGCGAGCCGAAGCTCTCCTAGATACTGCAGGTGATACGTGGCAGACAGTTGTGAATGCCTTCGCTGCAAAGGGATTAGACGAATCCGAGGCTTTAATGAATGCACGGTTAGCAAAGATCTTACAAGTAACTGATTATGATTTCACCAATCAAGAACCAAGACTTTGGAATCCCTGCTCCGATAGTCCAACTGAAGATGGAGCAACAGTTCAAGCTGAAGCAGATTGAGGATGCATTGCGTCATCCAGAGACAAAGCTAGAGGATGTGATCACTGTCTACATCGCTTTGCAGCATCAGAACTTTGTACTTAGCAACTCACTGTCCAATCTTGTAAAGAAATGGCCCACTCCAATACCGCAGGCCCCAGCTACTACAAACGAGGAACCATTGAAGTTTGGGACTTCATCCGAGACCAAGAGCTGAACTATCACCTTGGTAATGCAATCAAATACATCACAAGAGCTGGGCACAAAGAAGACGCCATCTCTGATCTAACTAAAGCAATCCATTACCTTGAAAACGAACGTGAGTTTCTACGAGACAGCAGCCTACGAGTTCAGGAACAAGTTCGAGCTGCCGCTCGGGTTGACGATTTCCTCTTTGAATCTGCAACAGAGTTTGATCGATGAGGAGCACCTGGAGGTTGCTCATGCCTATCTCGATCTAAAACAAGACATCACCAACAAGCGGGCACGGGAGCATCTGCTTAAGGAGGTAGTTGATCTTCTGTATGTCTGCCATCAGATGGGTGCTTGCTTCGGCTGGGATCTACAAACGGCATACAACCGTGTACATGGCAGCAACCTAAGCAAGCTTGGTGCTGACGGCAAACCTATTCGGCGTGAGGACGGCAAAGTTCTCAAAGGACCGAACTACTACGAACCTTCTCTCATTGACCTTGTCTGAAATTACTGTGAATAAAAACCTAATCGCACGTACTGGGCGTGTACAAAATTGGATTGATGACCCTACCTCTCGCTTGCCTGTCTCCTGCACCGTCTTCGTTGTGGAAGACACGATGGAAGGAGAAAATGGAATCGAAGCCAGTTGGCGTTTCGTTAGCCATGCACTCCGATACGGTGCAGGCGTTGCTGTCCACCTTAGCAAACTGCGACCCAAAGGAGCTGAAAATGGCAAAGGACTTGTAGCCTCTGGTCCCGTCTCGTTTGCCAAGATCTACTCGACGTTAAATGAAGTACTCCGACGCGGGGGTGTTTACAAGAACGGTGCTGTCGTGTGCCATCTTGACCTTAACCATCCTGATGTCCTTGAGTTTATTGAAGCTAATCGATCTGATCTTCCTTGGGTGAAGCGGTGTGTCAACATCAATCCCCATTGGTGGACAGAAGCCTCTGCCGAAGTAAAGGCTGCCCTGATCAACGGCATCAAGCGTGGTGACATCTGGCTCAACAAAACTAAAGTCGACAAAGATGGTAATCGAATCCGAGGAAATGTTTGCTTGGAAGTCTATCTGCCCTCACGGGGAACCTGCCTACTTCAACATGTCAACCTTGGGGGATGTGAACTCGATGACATTCAAGGTGCGTTTGTCAACGGAATGTCCGAACTGTGCTCCCTCCACTCCAAGACAAATGTTGGAGAAAGTGGAGAGTACTTGCCTTCAGAGACAGATCGCCAAGTCGGTCTCGGAATGCTTGGCCTTGCCAACCTACTCCGACGCTATGGAGTCTCTTACAAAGAGTTTGGTGAAGCCCTAGAGGCAGTAAACGCTGGCTACAAAGCTAATTTCTTTGATGCTGCTGCTTTGTTGGCACAAGAACTGAAGTCTGGTATCGAAGCTGCTGCCCAGGTAGCTCGCTTCTACAACATGGATCGAGCCTTTGCCATTGCTCCTACTGCTTCGTGCAGCTACCGCTACAAAGACCTTGATGGGTACACCACCTGTCCTGAGATTGCTCCTCCTATTGCCCGCCAGGTTGACCGAGATTCGGGAACCTTTGGTGTCCAAAGCTTTGACTACGGTCCGGTTGAGATCGCGTCTGAGGTTGGCTGGGAGAACTACAAGCGAGTAGCGGACGGCATTGTACAACTGCTTGACAAGAGTGGGTTGCTCCATGGTTATTCATTCAACAGTTGGAGCGATGTCGTCACATATGACGAAGCATTCATTGAAGAGTGGTTGAACTCGCCACAAACGTCGCTGTATTACAGCCTCCAAGTCATGGGTGACGTGCAGGATAAGTCCAGTGCATATGCTGCGCTTGACGAGTCCGAAGTTGACGACTACCTGGATTCTATCCTTAGTGATCCAGCACCAGATTGTAATTGTGGAGAGTAATGAACCCCTATCGAAAACTACAAGAAAGAAAGCGGACCTGGACACCAGTTCAGACAACTGCTGGGCAAGTAAAAGCTGGGGCTGAGGAAGTTATCTTCCGAGCCTTGGCAATGCGTCACATGGAACTACCCGTTGGAGACTTCATTGAATCTGCTCTTAGTGAAATTCCAGTTCTATCGCAAGACCTACTTCAATCCAATATCAAAGACGAAGAGAACCACGACCTGGCTCTCGGCTACATTGCCAATGCTCTCGGCGTTGATCCGAAAGCTGAGGCGGAAGCCAAGAGAATTAGAGAAGCGTGGACTGCGCATCCTGATCACACAGTCCTTAAAGCACTGGTGGCCGAGCGTGCGTTGTTCTTCGTACTACTCCCATTGTTTAGGTTTAATGGTGACGCTGGACTCCGCACCGTATCCGCTGACATCAGCCGAGATGAGCAAGTCCATGTTGCTGCCAACAGCCTTGTATGCCGAGAGCTTGGGCTTACGCCCTCTGCAAGTCTCGACAAACTCCGTAAGGCAACAATCAATTGGGTGATGCAGCCGTTGAAGGCAGCTAGCCCTGATAAGTATCTAAGCAAAAAATTTTGGCTGGATGCCAGTGATCGGCTGATGTACGAAGGTAAGGCTCCCGAACTTTCTGACACCAAGAGAGGACGAATGCCAGCTTTCTTCGAACATGCAAATCCAAACCTCCCACAATATGCTTAACCTTGGCCTAACGGTCGAGCGACTTGTGCAAGAGCTGGAGGATAACTTCCCCCAGTTTCTGCCGCAACCGAACGACTCACAGAACATGATCATGTACAAGAGTGGTCAGCGGTCAGTGGTCGAATGGATTGTTAACCGATTATCCAACGAGGATTAAAATGCCTAGGAACAACAACAACAACTCAGTACGTGGGTCGATCCGGACTGCAGGTGGTAACGGCAATATCAGTAGGCGGGAACTCCAGGAGATCTCTCGACAGACTGGCGTGGATGCTGGCAGAATCATTCGTCAGTTGGATAAGGTCAATGCAAACCGCGCAGGTAATAACAAAGCACCTGTCGGCCTTGGTAGTGCTGCATATAACAGCCTCTTGAAGAGCCCTACATCTCGCACCATGATGGGCAGAGCGATGTCTGGGTTTGGTCTTAGCGACAGGTACAACTACTATGGAAGTGGTGGTATCGGTCAAGCAATTATGCAAGGCAGAGGTACGTCTGACTACTACGGAAACAGTACCGCTGGTACAGGTCGGATCCCGCAAGGCCAGCAAGTGTTCGGTTCTTATAACGGAGCACCTCAGCTACAGATCAACCCTCAGAACAATGTGAATGCTGGCAACTCCGGCCTAGGGGCTGGTCCTTATGACGAAATGGAAATTATATCATCTGATCCAAATGGACCTGGTCCTTGGGCTAATGGGACTGGTGGTGATCCACTTCCACTTCCCAAGGAAGAAGAGGCACCCAGCTACGAGTCTGCTAACAACGCTGCGCTGTATGGAAATGCTGGTGGTTTCAAGCAGAACAAGTCTTCTTGGAAGCGATCTGGTAAGTCCAACAATGGAACCAACAACCTAAAGATTAAACCAACTAGCGCCGCCTCAGGTGTAGGCATTAACACACGTGGCTTCTAACCAATTATGAAAGCAAAAGGCAGGTACGATTACCTGACCAAAGACCGTTCCCAGTTTCTTGATGTAGCTGAACAATGTTCTCAGCTCACCCTCCCGTTCCTGATCAACCAGGATGATAACAATCAACGGGGTGGTCGTGGTCGTATCCAAACTCCTTGGCAAAGTGTTGGCGCAAAGGGTGTAGTTACCTTGGCATCTAAATTGATGCTAGCTCTGCTACCCCCACAAACCAGCTTCTTTAAGCTACAGGTAAACGATGCGAAACTCGGTGAAGATATCCCGGCAGAAGCTCGCTCTGAAATTGATCTGAGCTTCGCCAAGCTAGAGCGTCAAGTGATGGATGCCATTGCTGCTTCTAGTGACCGAGTCATTATCCATCAAGCCATCAAGCATTTGGTGGTGGGTGGTAATGGTTTGATCTACATGGGTAAAGATAACCTGAAGTTCTACCCGCTGAATCGCTACGTCGTCGAACGAGATGGAAATGGCAATGTCATTGAAATCGTAACCAAAGAAAAGATTAGTCGAAAGCTTCTACCATTCCTCCGCCAAGAGCTGCCCAACCCAGTGGGTGATGATGGCTCTGAAAACGACGAGGATGTAGATGTCTATACACATGTCCGTCGAGACAACAACCGATGGATCTGGCACCAGGAGGTGTTCGATAAGATCATCCCCACTTCCCTAGGTAAGGCACCACTTGATGCCAGTCCCTGGCTCCCACTTCGCTTTAATATCACGGAAGGAGAGTCGTACGGACGTGGTCGCGTCGAAGAGGTACTAGGAGACCTACGTTCACTTGAAGCCTTGATGCAGGCGCTGGTAGAAGGTTCTGCTGTAGCTGCCAAGGTTATCTTCACGGTATCCCCTAGCTCCACCACTAAACCCCAGACCATTGCTGCTGCTGGGAACGGCGCCATCGTCCAGGGTAGACCCGACGACATCCAAGCAATCACTGTTGGTAAGACAGCAGATTTCAAGACTGCATTTGATGTGGCTAGTGTCTTGGAACGTAGGATCAGCGAATCAATGCTTATCCTTAACCCACGACAGAGTGAGCGCACTACAGCCGAAGAGGTCCGCCTCACTCAAATGGAGCTGGAATCACAACTCGGCGGCCTATTCTCCCTGTTGACTGTTGAGTTCTTGGTTCCTTATCTGAACCGTAAGCTTGCAGTAATGCAACGTAACCAGGAGATCCCCAAGCTTCCCAAAGGTCTTGTTAGCCCAACCATTGTGGCTGGTATCAATGCCCTTGGTCGTGGTCAGGATAGGGAGTCTCTCGCTACCTTCCTTACGACACTGGCCCAAACCCTTGGACCTGAAGTACTTGGCAGGGAAGTGAATACTAACGAAGCTGTCAAACGTTATGCAGCTGCGATGGGTATCGATGTCCTTAACCTCATCACCTCGATGCAGGATCAGGAACAAGCCAAGCAGAAGCAACTGAACATCCAGAAGGAACTGGAGATGACCAAACAGATTGGTCAACTTGCAGGGACTCCAATGATGGATCCTTCCAAGAACCCCCAAGCAATGGAGATGCTACAAAATGGACCAGGCAGCACCCAGCCGCCCCAAGCGATGCAAGAACCCCCCGGTCAGCAACCCCCTCCCGCCTGAAGTACAGGTCGAGATGTCTGACAACCCAAACAAATACGCTCGTCGTATCAAGATTGGGCGACCCACTATTGGCAACGAAAACAAGGTTGAGACCATCGGTCTTGGCAATCTGGAAGTAACCACCATTTATGGCAAACGAACTGACGTATGATCCAACTGACTATGACGCACCTGAATTCTCTCCTGAAGAGATTGAGGCGCTGAGGGTTGGTGAACAACTTGCTGCTGAACAAGAAGCACTTCTTGCTGGCAAGTACCGTGATGCAGAAGAGCTTGAGCAAGCTTACCTAGAACTACAACGTAAGCTTGGTTCTCGGGATGACACCGAGCAAGTTGCTGAGGATGACCCGCAGCAGACTGATGACGAGGAAGAAGAGCTTACCTACGACAGCTCTATCCTTGATGCAATCTTGCAGCAAGCTGCTAGTGGTGAGTTTACTGACGATGTCTTGGATGCTGTAGAGCAACTCTCTGCAGCCCAAGTCATTGACATGTTCTTGGAGAGGGATCCTGTAAATGGTGTTGCACCTCTCAGTGAGAATGATGTAGCCGAATTCCAAGACATGGTTGGTGGCCAACAAGCCTACAACGACATGGTGATGTGGGCTGCACAAAACCTACCTCAACAAGAAGTTCAGGTCTTTGACCAAGTGATGGAACGTGGTGATCCCCAAGCGATCTACTTTGCTATCCAATCCTTGTCTTACCGCTACCAGGATGCACAAGGCTATGACGGAGAACTCCTGACTGGTCGTGCTCCTGCTGTTGGTGGTGAAGGTTTCCGATCTCAAGCAGAGGTGGTACGAGCAATGAGTGATCCTCGTTACGACAACGACCCTGCTTACCGTCAGGATATCTTCGACAAGCTTGAACGATCTAACCTCCAATACTGAGGTAGTGCAATAAAAGGCTATCCCTCCTGCGAGTGGTGGATGGCCTATATGTGTTGACGGAGATAAGAAAGTCCTTTGCTTCTATCTCATGCTACCTCTTCTAACAACTCTGTCGGTGATTAGTTCATGGTATGGTCCTGGCTTCCACGGTAACCTCACTGCGAGCGGATCTCGATACAATCAAAACGGCCTTACTGCTGCTCATAAGACACTGCCGTTTGGAACCAGGCTTCGTGTCTGCTTGCAACGGTGTGTTGTGGTGACGGTCAATGATCGAGGACCCTATGCCCATGGCAGGGAACTTGATCTCAGTAAAGGTGCGGCTGATACTATCGGTCTCACTGCCTCTGGTGTTGGACGAGTCAAAGTCACACGACTCAACTAACTACATAGCACAATCATGGCACGTGCAAATCCCTTTGATCCGAAGGTCTCTTCGGTATCTGCTGTTCAATATGTCACCTCCACTGCTGGCTCCGAAGCTTTTCGCAGTGCATATGGTGAAGCAAATCAAACCCTCACTGAACTGAGTCCCAAGGGTACAAAGGTTCAAGCTGGTGGTGCTGCCTGGACCTGATCATGAAAGGTAAAGGTGGTAAAGGTGGTGGTGGCAAGAAAGGCTGCTGACACTTATTGATTAGGGGCACCTCAGAGTCGGACCCCTTTTCTTTTGGCTTAGGCCGTCTACGGACGATACCCTTTGCCATTGACAGTTCGGAGAGACGAACAAAAAAACAAAACAACACCGAATGCACATGACTCTTTTGTCTTGTGAATTCCTAACCGGTTAGGGAGAACCCAGAAACTTCTCTCTTTTCTAACAATGGCTAACACCACTCAATCGCCTTTTGGCGTAATTAATAAAGCCGTACCCGATACTAATAAGTCTCGTGCATACGATACTAAGTACGGCACCTACCTGAAACTGTTCAGCGGTGAGCTGTTCAAAGCGTATGAAGCTGCCTGTATCGCCAAAGGTACTGTGCAGAACCGTACCCTGAAGAACGGCAAGTCACTGCAGTTCATCTTCACTGGCCGTATGACGGCAGATTATCACACCGTGGGTACTCCTATCCTCGGTAGTGGTGATCCCCCGGTGGCAGAGAAGACCATCATTTGTGATGACCTGCTCGTGAGTTCTGCCTTCGTGTATGACCTCGACGAAACGCTGGCTCACTATAGCCTGCGTGGCGAGATTGCCAAGAAGATTGGTTATGCTTTGGCCGAAGCATACGACAAAAAGATCTTCCGCACCATCGCTAAAGCTGCTCGCGAAGCACACCCCATCACCGCTGCCCCTGGCCCTGAGCCCGGTGGTTCGATTATCCAACTTGGTGCTAACAAAGAGTACGACGCTCAAGCCCTGGTCGATAGCTTCTTTGAAGCTGCTTCGATCCTGGATGAGAAGAACCTGCCCAAGCAGGGTCGCACTGCTGTGCTGTCTCCCCGTCAGTGAACTAACGTAACGCTGCTTTCGTCAGTAATGGCGATTGAAAAATCGGATGAATTCAGGGAAACCTAAGGCATATGCTATGGCAATCCTGAGCCAAGCCTCGCACGATCTTGTGAGGAAGGTGCAACGACTAGGTGGTTTGGGAAGCGTCCCATGTAATACACCATTAGCGTCCGACATCCCTCTGGGATGATGATATAGTCTAGGCCATTAGAAATAATGGAACAAACTGATTACGCACTCGTGTCGCAAGTCGACTCGAACATCCTGAACCGTGACTTTGGTGCCTCCCAAGGTAGCCTGAACTCCGGCGAAGGTCTCTATGAAATTGCTGGTATCTCCATCAAGCGCTCCAACAACCTGCCTTTCCTGGCTGGTAACGTTGCTGCTGTGAGCGGTGAGAACAACAACTACGCTGGTGACTTCACCAACCACTGCGGTCTCATCTATCAGAAGGATGCTGCTGGTGTGGTTGAGGCCATTGGTCCTCAAGTGCAAACCACCTCTGGTGATGTGTCTGTGCTGTACCAGGGTGATGTGATCGTTGGTCGCCTTGCCATGGGCTGTGGCACCCTGAACCCCGCTGCTGCTATCGAACTGCAGTCCGCTCGCGCCTGATAAAGGAGGTAACAACCGATGGCACGTCAAATTGTTGACGGTGTGGGCGTTACTACTAGCGAAACCTACTACCCCCTTCCTCCTGTTGAATTCGGTCGTTCCGGTGGCACTATCGCTTCGGTGATTCGTGTCAGTGGCGGGACTGGATATTCTGCAGGAACTCTTGCAACAACGGATGATAATCCGAACGGTAGTGGCTGCACTCTTACTGTCACCGTAACAGGTGGTGTTATCAACTCAACTGTCACCGTGGCTAACGGTGGTGATGGTTATCGGGTTGGTGATCTACTGACTGTTACTGGCGGTGGTGGGAATGCAACCTTCCGTGTTGCAACTCTTTCTTATACCAACTGAGGTAACAACTAATGGCCGTTTCTAACGCCGCTGGTGTCTGCACCACTGATGCAGAGCGTATCTCCGTAGCCAAGACCCGTCGTGGTTTTGGTACGGCTGTACCTGATTCTGCTGTCAAGTCGGTGACCAAAGGTCTTCGTCTTGCCTACCCCAGCGTTGAGTGCAACATCACCAACGTCTGATCTTTTAATAACGGGGGATCCACCTGGGTCCCCTTTTTTATTTACCTATCGTTGATAACGATTCCCATTATGCCTTTCCCCACAAGCTACGCGGACACCGAACTGGCCGCTGTGAATCAGATCCTATCGGCTGTGGGTCAGGCCCCAGTCACCGAGCTGGATCAAGCCAACCCTGAGATTTCCATTGCATTCGACACCCTCATCCAATGCTCTCGTGAATGTCAGGCCGAAGGTTGGACGTTTAATACTGAACACAAGTATCCGCTGACACCAGACTCCAACGGTGAGATCGTACTTGCCAATAACATGTTGCAGGTTGATCTCTCAGATACCTACGAGAACCGTGGTACTGACGTAGTCCGTCGTAACGGCAAACTCTACAACACTATTCTCCATACCTTTATTTGGACTCAAGGTCAACCGATTGAGTGTGACATCGTATGGCTGTTTGACTGGAAGGATCTTCCTATACCCTTTCGTGACTACATCGTAGCGCGAGCTTCCACACTTGTATGCATCAAGGTTGTTGGAGACAAGGATCAGTACACGATGCTGCAGCAACGGGAGACACTGCACCGAGCTGTGATCATGGAATATGAATGCAATCAAGGTGACTACACAATGTTTGGTTTTCCCAAAGGAGAGAACAACTACATCAGCTACCAGCCCTATCACACGCTACTCCGCTAATGACAGCAGCAACACAACGAATCCCTAACTTCCTTGGTGGTGTCTCTCAGCAGGTAGATGAGCGGTTGTTCCCTGGTCAAGTCAGGTCAGCACTCAATGCCTACCCTGATCCCACCTTTGGTTTATCCAAGCGTCCTGGTGGTCGGTTCATCAAAGAACTACGGGCAGCTAATAACACCATCATTGCTCCTGGTACATTCGACAATGCAGCATGGTTCTCCATCTTCAGGGATGGTTCAGAGCGGTATATAGCTGCCTTGCTGCCAGGAGAGATCAGCATCTGGAGTCTTGTGGATGGAACCAGAAAGACTGTGACCACTGAGGGTTCCGCTGCTGCGTATCTTGTCGGTGGTAAGGATGACTTCAGCTTCCTGACGGTCAATGACTTTACCTTCATCACCAACAAGAACACGGTTGTCACCGCCCAGGCTGCTCCAGCTTTCACACCTCGAACAAAAGCAACAGTCCGCATTCTTTCAGTAGCTTACAGTTCTGAGTATGTTATTACCGTCAACGGTACCAACTACTCAACGCTCACAAAGAACGCTGATGATAATGTTGGCGCTACTGATCCTCCCAAGAAGCTCCTGAATGCTGATGATATCCTCAATGCTCTACTGACTCAGCTCACTGCTGGAGGTGTGACTGCTACAAAGATCGGGACCTCCATTGAGATCTCCAGTAACAGTACTATTACTGTGACAGCGAAGGGCGACCAAGGTGGTGATGCACTCAAGGCTTATCAAGATACGGTTGACAATATTGCTAGGCTTGCCCAGGAAAGTATACACGGTAGGGTAGTAGAGGTAACCAACAGTGCTGCCAATGCTTCCAGTTACTACGTGAGGTTTGTAGCCACTAATGGTGTCAGTGGTCCTGGTTTCTGGGAAGAGACAATCAAGCCTGGTATCAGTACTGGCTTGAATCCAGCCACCATGCCTCATGAACTTGTGAGGAATGCCAATGGCAGCTTTACTGTACGACCTGCGACATGGGAGCCACGACTTGTTGGAGACGATGAATCCAACCAGCACCCAAGCTTTGTCACCAATACTATCCAGCATCTTTTCTTCTTCAACAACCGCCTTGGTTTTCTTACTGAGGACAACGTATCCCTAAGTCAAGCTGGAGAATACTTTAACTTCTACTTCACTACAGCCACTACACTTGTAGCATCAGATCCTATTGACATCTCTTGCTCTAGTGTAAAGCCTGCAGTGCTTCACGCTGTTATTCCTACTGCCCAGGGCTTGGTCCTGTTTAGTCAGCACCAGCAGTTTATGATGTCGTCAGAGAGTGGTGTTTGGACTCCCACTACCGTCTCTCTGAAATGCATTTCTAACTACGAGTGTGACCCAAAAGTACCGCCTGTTGATCTAGGTACTACCTTAGCTTTTACCTCAAAGAACCAAAGCTACACACGTGTGTTTGAGATGACAACACGTGGACAAAACGAGAATCCCATTGTTCTCGACCAATCCAAGATTGTTAACGAGTGGATTCCTGCAGGTAGAGAGCAGCTGGTCTCATCTCCACAAAACTCACTGCTGACTCTTTCTGGTAGGGATAGTGATCTGCTTTATATGTTCCGTTTCTACGATGCGGGTGATGAGCGATCTATGGCTGCCTGGACAAACTGGAAGCTTTCTGGTCGTATTCAGCACCAATCTATTAATGCAGATACCCTTTATGCCGTCACACTCCAGACATCTGGGTATGTGATTCAGCAGTACTCTCTTGTTCAGAGTCCTATTAGCTCTGCACTTGTCAGCAGTACTGGAGGTAAGTCTGATCCGTACCTTGACCTTTGGGCGCAAGCGACTGGAACCTATAACAGCACTACGAAGACAACCAAGTACTACCTGCCGTTTGCCTATGACTCTGGTCGTGAGGTGTGTCTGGTAACTGGTCCTAGTGGAGCCTACGTCTTTGCTGACTCTGGATTTGTTTTATTTCCCACCGTAGCGACTGATGGTGGTGGAGCGTATGTTGAGGTACCTGGCAACCTTTCCAGTCAGAGCACCTATCTCGGCTACCCGTACCTGTATGAGGTAGTGCTTCCCCGTATCTTCTACCGTACAGACACAGGCAACGACTTTACAGCTTCGATAGTGATGTCCCGCTATAAGTTCTATACGGGTCAGGGCAGTAACGTTAGCTTTATCCTCAAGTCCAATGGTCGGCCAGAGTGGACAGAAGTGCAGACATCTAAAGAGGCTGACTTCTACAAGGCTAATGATACCCCTATTGATCCTTACCGCATCTACACTGTACCTATCATGCAGCGACCTGAAAACTTTACTCTCAAGCTAACGTCTACGCTGCCATTCCCTGTAAACCTTGTTTCCCTGGTATGGGAGGGACAATACTCTAAACGATTCTATTCGAGGGCATAACCTATGGCTTTCTGGATGGCGGCAGCAGCTATTGCTAGTACCGCCGCTGGTATGTTCGGAGGCGCTAGTTCTGCTAGTGCCCAGAATGCTGCTGTTGATCGGCAGCATGGATATGATAAAGACGTATGGAAATATAACTGGCAGGAATCACTCCGCGACTACAACTACTCAAAGCGCGGGATCAAGATTCAGCGAAATAACATTGAGCAAGAGTACGCTTGGAGGGATGCCACTGCACAGCAGGACTACCGCTACCAGCTTGCTATTGCTGATGTAACTGATCGGATGAATCAGGCAGCCTATGCAAAGTCAGTGCAGACCTACGGGATGCAGCTTGGCTTTAACAATATGGCGGCAGCTTCTGCATATGCTGCAGAGCAACGTAAGATCCAAGAAGCTGTAACTGAGATGTCCTTTCAAAACCAGGACATTACTATTCAAGCACTACAAGAAGCTGGTAACGTCCAGGCTAGTGGTGTATCGGGTCGATCAGCTGGTAAAGCTGTTCACGCTGTCCTTGCACAGGCTGGGAGGAACCAAGCAATCTTGGCTGAAAGCCTTGTTAGTGCTGAGGCCAACTTTAGACAGACTAACGACAAGATTGCTTCTGACAAGTATGGAGCAGATCTGCAGGCATTCGGGAACCTGATGGTTAAACCGATTGCAACTGCACGACCTGATGCTCCACTTTCTATGCCTCGTCCTCAGATCCAAGGTCCGCGTAGACCTAAGAAGCCACCCGCACCGATCAAAGGATCCAAGTCATCTCCAATTATGGCAGGTATTAGCGCAGGAGCTTCTGGGTTACCTGGGATTGTATCCGCCATGTCATAATCTAAAGAGCCAACAACATGAACCAAATAGGATTCAAAGGGTACGCCCAGAGTCTAGGGTTTGATCCAATTCAGGCACCTGACGAATCTAAGAAGATCCTTGATGCTGGCCAGCAAGAGATTAACAATCTCAAGCAGTCCGCAGCGTGGAATCGTCAGAATCGTGATGCCTATGCAGACGGTCTTTCACGGAAGAACCAAATTGAAGCTGCCAATAAAGATCAGAACTATCGTCTTGAAAAAGATTGGCGCAAGGCTTACCAAGCTGCCGTCCTTGGTAACAAAGAACGAGAAGTAAAAAACGCCGAGCTTCGAGCTGATCAGATCTCCAAGAACTACGAGGCTCTTGGTCAGTTTAGTCAGATAGCTGTCAAGATCGCTGGTGACTACAAGAAGAAGCAAGACGCAGCTGATGAGATAGAAGCTCAGAACTTCATCGTTGAGAACGGGATCTCTGCTGAACAGTTCCAGAAGTTCCGTGCTGGTGAAGAGCAGCTGAATGCTGGTGACCAAGCCATCAACAGTCTTGCCAACAATGCACCCAACCTAGAGGTCAGGAACTACATTCGTGGTCTTTCTGGTCGAAAGCTCTACGGTGCAATGAAGCAGCTCGCCATTCAAGGTGGCTTGGATTATGAGCCGTTCCTTGTTGAGAACTCTCGTACACCTGTCCTTGTTAATGGTGAGTACACCACTCTCGATGATGCTAAGGAGCAGAGCCCTGAAGTCTACGCCGCTGCTCGTGTAGCTCTTCGCTCCCAATACCTCAAGCAGTTTGCAGGTATCTCCCCTGAGCTTGCTAACGAGTACCTGTACAGCGGCATCCGTAAGGTTGAGTCAGCACACACTTCTGCCTACTCAGAAGCACGTAACAAATCACTCCAGGCCCAGGAGGATGAAGAGAGTACACGTGAGCTGATGACAGAGCTGAAAGGTCCAGAAGGTGGACAGGCAATTGTCAATTGGTACATGCGTAACTCAGGTGGTGATAAGGCCATGATTGGTCTTAAGCGCCGTGAAGCCTTCGGCCTTCTGCAACGTGCAGCTGAGGCTGGTCAGTTTAGTTCTGAGGATCTTGAGAAACTCGAACAAACTGGCATCAGTCTTGGTGGAGCAGAACCGAAGCCTATGGCCGAACTCTACGGAGCTGAGCTGACGGGTCTTCGTGATGCTGTTCGTAAGTTCAACAACACCCAACGCCAGGACCAAGAACAAGCCCAGGATGATGCTGAGAAAGCATTTGAACGGCAGATTATTGAAACCCAACAGCAACTCGGTCGTAACTTCTCCAAGTCTGAGATCAAAGAACTTCGTGGGAAGTACGAGCGTGACTTTGGTAAGACAGCACCTGGCTGGTTGAAGTCCCTTGAATCCCAAGAGGAACTCACCACTGAAGCTGGTAACGAGCAACTTCAATACCTTGCTAACCGAGGGATGCTCACCACTACTGAGCTTATGTCTCCTGGTAAATACAGCGAAGACTCTATTACCAAGTTTAAGGAGCAAGCCAAGTCTGGTGACTCCTTCAATGCTGTCAGCAAGACGACCAAAGACAACACTAACAATGCCATTGCTCAGGCACTGAAGCAAAGCCTGAATAGTGTCGGTGCTGGTTCTAACCAAAATGCCAGCTACTACTTTGCTCTTGATCGTGCGCAGCAAGACCTGATCACTCGTGCCCAAGGCTACCTTGCCAACAGTGCTACTGCTGATGAGGCTTACCGTAAAGCTGCACAGGAAGTGATCGCTGATGTCAAGCTTGGAGCCAAAGGTGAGGGTATCTATGCTGTCAACGGACGTGTCATTGGTGGTAAATTCCAACCCGACTTCAACGAGGCTACACGAGGATTCCAGATCTCTGGTAGTAACTCCTCCGCTGGAGCACAGATCAAGCGTTACAACACCATCGCTCAAAAGGTAACTGCTAATCCAGGCTCCCTTAGCACTGTGCGTTACCTGAATGAGAATGAGATCAAGCAGCTTGAACGGTTTGCTCAGTCTCGTAGTGGAACGCTTCCTCCAGTCCTCGTTGCCATTTCTAGTCGACTGAAGAATGCTTCTGTCTTTGATGTGGCTGACGCACAACTAGCTGCATGGGGTAAGCCTCCCATGTCTCGCCCGCCATCAGCTGCTATGTACGATCAGGTCTCGCCTGAAGTACGTGGTCTGCTTACTTGGCGTCCTTCTATTCATCGTACTGCTCAAGCTGCTGAATACTCTGGAGGTAACGCCTACAGCTCACTGCTTGACCTGATCGCTAGCAAGGAGAGTCAAAGCACCGATCCTGGTAATCGTGGTTACGACGCTTTCAATCGTGGTGGCTCTGCTGGTGGTCATGTCGCTCATGGCTCTGGCAATACCTTCAATGGTCGCAAGCTTTCACAGATGACTGTGGGAGAGGTGATGGCAGCTCAGGAAAGCGGTCAGCTTCATGCCACTGGTAGATATCAGATTATTCGAGGCACACTTCGTGGTCTTATCCAAGCTGGTGTTGCTAGTCAAACAGATATGTATGACGCTCCCACCCAAGACAAACTAGCTGTTGCACTTGTCAAGCGTCGTGCCAACCGTTTCTTCAGCGGACAGGAAGGTGTTTCCAATGCAATTGTTGGGATGGGCAATGAATGGATTGGTCTTCAACGTATACCCCGTCAACAACTCGGTCAGATCCTTGAGCAGACCAAATCCAACCTGCAGAACGTAGGCTTCAACACCTCAGGCATGAAGTCTGGTGTTGTCTACCGAGTCAGTGGATATGGTCCTGGTGGCCGCCAACACTTCGGTCCTCACATCGATGCAAAGATGGAGGACAACAAGTTCTTCAACCGTAACTACCTAGACAAGTTTGTCGAGGTTAACCAGGGCGGTGGTTGGGTGCCGATTGGTGCTGGCGTAACCGTTGCTGGTGGTGAGTTTGGTGCAAGCCGTGATGGTGGAGCCAGAGTCCACACCGGTTGGGACTATGCCTTTAACGAAGGAGCACAGGTCCGCCTTAAGGGTGGTGCTCGTGTTGTCCGTAAACAACAGACTTCCTATGGTCTGAAACTTTCTATTGCACTGCCTGATGGTCGTGTTGTTAACTTCCTACATGGAACTGCCTAATGTACTCCTCGCCTAACTTTGAAATTGATCAGGATGTAGCGGCTGAACAAGACCGTGCATACCAACAAATCCAACAAGAAGAAGCAGCGAGGCAGGCCCAGGAAAAGGAAGCTGCAGCTGCTGAACAGAAACAACAACAAGACCTAGCTGCCAGTACTGATCCAAAGACTGGTCGACCTAAGTCACCACACGAGACGCTTGATGCAAAGCAGTATGGTCTCGGTGAGAATATGCAAGAGCTTGGTAACGCTCTTGGTGGTGGTCTTGTTGACACTGTTAATGATGTCACTTCACTCCCTAAGTTCCTAGACCCTAAGTTCTACCAAAAGGGTGAGGACTACAAGCCTCCTATTGCTCAAATCGAAGCACCAGTCACCAAGACTATCTGGGGTAATGTCATCCGTACAGGGGTTAACTTCCTTAGTATGGGTTTTGGTACAGGTGCTGTCGCTGTAAAAGGTGCAGGACTTGTCTCCAAACTTGGTAAGGGTGGGCAGATCGCTTCCAAAGGTCTGCAGTGGTATGGCTCTGGTAAGACGACCGTTGCTGGTCGCCTTGCCCAGGGTGCAGCGCAGGGTGCTGTCACTGATGTCATTAGTAATCAGTCACAGAAATCTAACCTTGCTGCAGAGCTGGTGAAGCTCAAGCCTGAATGGGAAGACGCTCTTGGCTCCTTTGCCACTAACGAGAACATGTCTCCTGCTCAGCGCAGCCTCTACAACGTGGTCGAGGGTATGGGCATTGGTCTTATAGCTGATGCAGCGTTGGAGGGTGTTACAGCCGGTGTCAGAGGTGTTAGGGAAGCAGCTGGTCAAACAGTTGCACAGGTCTCTGATCCTGAACTGTCAAAGCTTTGGAAGGATCGCCAGGGTGAAGCACTGAAGCAACAGGAAGCAGTTGCCTACCAGCGTCGTGGTTTGGAAGTAGAGCGCCTCACTAAAGAGGAGGTCTACCGTACTGAATACAAAGACGCTAAGAAGAACGGCACCATCAATCCTGACATGAAGTTCAGTGATTATGTCGCTACCAATCCTAAGTCAGCGTGGAATGGTTTGTCTGATGAGGACAAGCTGAACTGGATGCTGCAGACAGCAGACAAGAAGGGAATCGCCTGGGGTCCTAACCACGACTCTACTGCTCGTCAACGTTACCAAGAAGAAGTGACAGCCACACGTGCTGTTGACGACATCAACCGTAACCCTGAGAACTACCAGCAGCAGGAGCTTGACTTCAGCCCAGAACCTAAGCAGATGGATCTCACTGATCCAAACACTGGTGAAGCTATTGCTCAGGTCAACCCTAACCCTCCCCCTACCCGTAGTTTCGACGCTATTGAGGGTGATGTTACCCAGGGTGCTAACAGTAGTGTCACTGACAACGTCTTCCACGGTATCCGTGATCAACACCGCATCCGTACCGAGTGGACCCAATCAGAAGGTGCTCCCCGTGGTGGACTGACTGATGCCAACATCGGTCGTATCGCCAACGGTGCTCCTGGTCAGAGCATTGAGGAAGTCCGGGTAATGACTGATCGTCTTACCAAAGATGCTTCTTACCTTGCCCATATCGAATGGCTAAAGGGTAACAAGAAAGCACCTGATGATGTCAAGGCTATTGCCCAGGAGATTGTTGACGACTTCTATGGCAGCCGTGGTATCAGTGACATCTCTCAGCTTACTCCCGATGATCTTGTCTTTAGAAGCCAACTCTTTGGTAAGGACCGTAACAAGCTGTTCGGTCAGGATGTACTTGATCCTACTGGTGTCTACGTTACTGATCTACTGATTGGTCAAGGTGTCAAGAAGATTCGTGATGTAGCCCGTCTGGCTGGAAGCGTTTCTGATCAGGTCGACATCCTTGAGCAGGATGGTATTGGTCGTACTATTTATGAGAACATGTTGACCCTCCTGAAGTTCAGGAAGGAATCCTCCACATTGCACTCGTATGGTCTTAGTGCATTCAATGCACCCAAGATGACCGACGATGTCCTCAACGCTGTTGCTGATGCAAGTGACAGTGCCAAGACACTGCTTGACGACATCTTCAAAGCCATTCGCCAAGACACCGACGACAACCTACTGAACCTCTATACGGACGCCTTGGCTAAGTCCAACAAGTTCAGCAACATGAACGACCTACATACGTTCATGCATCGCAACTTGATGGGTTACACCGAAGGTGATCAGGTCCAACGAAATGCAATCCTGCGTGAGTTGAACTCCACCATGATCCATTCGTTCCTGTCTGGTCCTAAGACTGTCACCAGGGCTACCTTCAGTACTGGTCTCAACTCCTTTATGCGTCCAGTTGCCACCATTGTTGGCAGCACTGGTTCATACATCCAAGGTAACGACCGTACCCTTCGCTCTGCAATGTATGAGCTAGGCGGGATGGTCGATGGTCTCAGTGAAGGTTGGGATCTGATGAAGCATTCATGGAATGCTCAGATTGGTAAGGAATTGCCTGAGTCCCATATGTCTGCGGTAGGCAAAGCTACTGAGACTGTTCAAGATATTGAATGGCAGACCCAGGGCAGATACTTCATGGCCCATGGATCTGATGGTGAAAAGGCTGCGTGGTTGATGGCTGACAAGCTGCGAACCATGAACAACAACCCATTCTTTAGCTGGGCATCCAAAGCAATGGAAGCTGCTGATATGGGTTGGCGCCACATCATTGCTCGTGGTCGTCTCAAGGCAATGGCGTTCAACGAAGCCTACGAGACACTGGTAGATGCAGGTAAGTCTGCTTCTGATGCCGACATCCAGAAGATCCTACCTGAGATCTCTGATAACTTCCACAGTAAGGTTTGGGCTGAGGATGGGAAGATCACTGATCAGATCGCCAAGATGGCTGCTGATGAAGTGACCATGACCCGTGAGCTACAGGGGTTTGGTAAGAAGCTTGATGAAGCCTTTGCTGCTAATGCTTTGCTTCGTCCGTTCCTGCTGTTTGCTCGTACCTCTTACAACTCTCTTGAACTGACTGGTAAGCACATCCCAGGTCTAAACCGCTTCATCCAAGAAGTCCACGACATCAAGACTCTCGACATCAACACACCAGATGGTGCTCAGACACTTCTGTCTCGGTATGGCATCAAGTCTATCGAAGAGCAAAAGACTGCCCAGGCTTTGATCCGTGGTCGTGAAGCTATTGGCTTTGGTGCTGTGTCTTTGGCTGCTACAGCCTTTATGAATGGAATGATCACAGGTAACGGTCCCCCTGATCGTCAGCTGCGTGATGCTTGGATTCAGGCTGGATGGAGGCCACGCTCTCTCAAGATCGGTGATAAGTACGTCAGCTACGACGCTCTTGAACCTCTGAACTCGATCATGTCTACCGTTGCAGACATCGGGGATGCAAGTCTTGAGATGGGTGAGAAGTGGACTGAACAACAGTATGGTCGTCTTGGCTACATCCTCGCTCAGAACGTCACAAACAAATCGTTCATGACTGGTCTTACCCAGCTTGTCGACGTTCTCCAGATGAAGGGTAACCGACCCACCATGGTTCTTGGTGGACTTGCCAACGGACTTGTTCCATTGTCTGGTGCTCGTAATGAGATGGGCAGAATCCTTGCTCCTGGTATGCGTGAACTTGAAGCAGGCTTTAAGGACAGCATCCGTAACCGTAACCTTTGGACTGACATCATTACCCCTGACGGTCAACAACTCCCATACCGTCATGACATTCTTAATGGAACTAAGCTGAATGACTACGACTTCATGACTCGTGCATTCAATGCAGTTTCTCCATTCCAAGTTAACGTCGGTACCACTCCTACACGTGAGCTTCTGTTTCGTTCGTTGTTTGATGTGAAGACCTCAGTAAACGTAGGTCCACAGAACGAAGCTCTGACTGCTCAGATGAAGAGCAAGTATCAATACTTAATTGGTCGGCAGAACATCGAGGCACAACTTACTACGCTCTTCCAAAACCCTGATGTCGTCAAATCTATCCTCGACATGGAAGCCGATAGGTCAGCTGGTCGCAGGTACGACGCATCCACTACGCTGCACAATCAACAGATCACAAGGATCTTCGACGCAGCTAAGCGTAATGCCTGGGCTGAACTCAAGAATGATAGCGGCCTTGTTGCACAAGAAGTACGCAATGCATCTCTTACACGGCTTGCTGGTGAACGCCGTAAGGGTGGATCCAATGAAGAGGCTAACGCTATCCTAAACATGCGGAATAAGTAATGGCAATCACTCAGAATACGTACACAGGGAACGGTTCAACCGTTCTCTACTCATTCACCTTCCCATATCTTGAGACAACCGACATCAAGGTTTCCTTGAATGGTACGGTTACAACAACATACACCCTAGCCAACGCCACTACTATCCAGTTCAACACGGCACCTGCCAATGGAGCTGCGATACGTATTTACAGGGACACTGATGACTCCAACCTTCAGTCGACGTTCTATCCTGGTTCTGCCATTAGAGCACAGGACCTGAACGATAACTTCACGCAGAACCTGTACGTTACCCAGGAAGTCAATAACAACGCTGTTAATATTGATGGTTCTAACCCAATGGTTGGTGACCTCAATATGGGTGGTTACAAAGTCACCAATCTTGCTACTCCAGTTGCCGGTACTGATGCTGCCAATCGTAGTTTTGTAGAGGGTGTCTTCTCTTCAGAGGTTCCAGTCTTTTACCGTCGTTGGTCTAAGACTGCAGCTGGTGGCGAGACAAGTCTTAGTGGAAACGATAATAGCGGTATTGCTCTATCGTATGTACCTGGATCTGAAAAGGTCTTTATCAATGGCGCTCTACAAGTACGAGGTGTCGATTATTTAGGTACTACTGGATCAACGCTTACTGGAATCCCTGCCCTGACGGCTGGTGACATCATCGAGGTTCATAGTTCCTCTAGCTATACTGTAGGTACAGTACCTGATGGCAGTGTCACCAACGCTAAGGTAGATGGGAGCGCTGGGATTCAGTCCACTAAACTTGCATTCATTCAAAGTGGTTCCGGTGCAGTTACACGTACTGTAGCAGCAAAGCTTGCTGATGTTGTCAGCGTTAAGGACTTTGGTGCTGGTCAAGGGGGCTCAGATGATAGCTCTAAGATCCAGGCAGCAATTGACGCGGTGTCTCTTGCAGGCGGAGGAACTGTTTACTTTCCAGCTGGAACCTATAACCTACAAGCCCAACTTACATTTCCAAGTAATGTTCATTACAAAGGAGAAGGTAGACAATCACTGTTAAAGGT